AACTGCTTGCTGATGGTGTCTGTAGGATTGAACAAACCCTTCATGCCTTCAACCAAACCAGCGTTAGCAGCTGGGTTGACGGTGGCGTAACGGGGGTTCATCACAGCGGCGTTTTCGTTCAACTTCTGCTGGGCTTGGAGCAAGACCAAAGAAGTTGAGGGCGTAGTGCCAGGCGTGCCAACGGTGTTACCGATGGATTTGTACGCATTGGCCACGTCTGCATCAATGGAAGATGCCAACTGGCTGATACGAGGCTTTAACACACGTTCTGCGAAGTCGTCCAATTGCATGGTCAATTCAGCAGATGTGAAGTTAACACCAATGTGCTTTTGTGAAGCAACAGTCAGTGTGGTGAACTGCTCGTTGTCGTCTTGAACTTGCAAGGCGGCGCCGTCAGTTACCAAGGCACGGTCAGGTAAACGAATACGCAGTGTAGAGCCGATCTTTGCGCCTTCAACAGCGAAAGAGTCGTCATATTGGCGGTTTACGTTACGGGTGATCACCAAGTTGTTCTCAAGAATTTCGAGAGCCTTACGGGTGATCATGTCAATCGTCAGAATACTATTAGACATGTTAGTCCTTTCAAAAAATTAGCGGTTGCGTTGCGCTTCGTACTTTTTCATCTGGCGGGCACGTTCAGCTTCGATCCACTGCGAGGTTGTCATGGACTTGATTGACCGTGGGTCAGTCGTGTCATGGCTCGGAGCGCCGTTTGAACGTGCTGTTACCGGACTAATCGGTGCTGGCGCGTTTGAAGTTTTTTTGACCGGAGGATCAGAGGCCAATCTGGCTTCAATCTTTCCAATCTCTTTGGCCTGCATGAAAGGCGTTAAACGGGCGATTCTTGCCGCTTCCTTGACGTTAGAACCTAAGTAGTAAGCTACTTCGGGGCCAATGTCAGATTCATAAATCGCTTCAGCCATTACCTCGGTGATGGGCACGTTAGGGTTACGGGCTACCTGATCGTAGTCGTCATATTTATCCCTGACCTTTTCCTCACTGTCGGCATAAGCCTCCATGATCTCGGCTTGCTGCTTTGCGGCATCACGTTGGGCGACAAGTTCTTGGGCCTTCTGAAGTGCTAATGCTTGCGCATAGTCTTCAGGGTTTACAAAACTGTCAGCACTCGGTGCTTCCGCTGGCATAGACCTCAAAGTTTGCGTCTCCGCTGCCTTTGTGGCCTGATCTCTTTCCCATTTGCGCTGTTCTCTTGCGAGGCGCTTACCGATCATTGCGTCGATTTCAGCTTGCGTATAAGTTTTTTCCGCTGGCTGGTCTGTCTGCTCTGTCGATACTTCCGGCGTATTAACTTCGGGTTCAGGGGCAGCCGTTGCTTCCTGTTCCGGCGCGGGTACTACCGCTAAGTTTTCATTGTCCATTTTTGAATCCTAAGATTCCCTGGTGTGCTGCACCAGTACAGTTTGAAACATTCTATTACTAAATTAGTGGCATTTCAACCCAATCAGGGTTATGAGGCCAATCAGCAAAGGTGCGGGGGTCTGTAATTGTGCCTGGCAAGTCACGCAGCTGTTGGCGGTATGAGGCCCATGCTGTTTTGTCTGCTGTGCAGTCAACAATCTGAGTCCAGTCAGAGTCTTTGAGTAACTGGTTGCGTTGACCTCGAATGTTGGCCATTGCAGAGTCTTTGGCAGACTGAATTTCTTCAGCCGTTAAATCTGCCACTTGGGCAAGCGAGACAAACTCACCATCGTCATAGGCTTCGCAAGAAACCAATTTTTGCGTCAGGCGGTCATGGGCCTTAAACAAAGTGACTTTTTTGGCATTGTTTTCAGCCAAGAATTCAGCACTTGGGCCACTGGCGGGAAAAGATGTATTGGCAAACAGTTCACGATAGTCGCCAACTGTGATGGGGCTTGTCAAAATTGCAATTTGCATGGTAGTTCCTTAGACGGGGCCAATGTTGGGGAATGCCGCAGTTGGTGCGGTAAAGTTTGCTGTGTATCGGGCATAACCTTTGGTGATGCGTAGGTCATCTATGTAGCCGTTTAATGGATAAGTACCATCGTAATAAGCACCAACAAATACACCCGCTGATGCAGAACCAAATGAAGTTGAATTTGTTGCTGTTGCTACTGATGTTCCATTAAAGAACATTTTTAAACTTGTGCCACTTCTTGACACCGCAACATGATTCCATTGTCCAGTTGTTAAAGTTGAAGACGATGTTAAATAAAGATTGCCATTATCGTTAAACCGAATGTTTCCAGACCCGTTTGAGAAATCCAAAATCCATGCAGGATCAGCACCAGCCCAATTTGAAACAATAGCCGTGTATTGGGCAGGATTTGATGACACATAAATCCAACATTCAATTGTGAAGTCGCCTGTGCCAAATATTAAATTTGGACTGGCTGGTACTTTCAAATAATCACCAGTTCCATCAAACGCCAAAGACCCTGTTCCATACTTCACCACGCTTGTAGAAATCTGTGCATTGCCTACAGTTTCTAAGTCGTTCATCATGGCGTTGTCAAAGATTGCGCCATTGGTCATGTTGGTCAGCAATGATGTGTTTGTAATTGCTGTTAATGGTGCTGTTGGAGGGGTAAAGTTGCTTGTGTAAACTGCTGTGCCTTTGACAAGCCGGACATTAGATATGTAACCATTCCAAGTTTCAATAATACCACCACTTGCAAAAATAGCACCAATCAACAACGAATTAGAATTATCCCAAAGCGATGCTGATGTGGTTGCAATTGAAGTGCCCACACCATTTAAATATCCAGTAATTGCCGTACCATTTCTGACAAGTGCAAAATGAAACCATTGACCGACAGTTAGTGTTCCAAAAGAAGTTCCGTTTACTATGCCCCAAGATGACCCATTTGACGACATACGAACAATGATGCTACTGCCATTTCTGCCAATCAAATAAGGCGCGTAAGCGCCACCAGTACCATCAGATTTTGTGACAATACTTGCCAATCCTGCGGCAACACTGCTAGGGTTAATCCACCCCTCAATAGTAAAATCTCCTGTGCCAAACTCAAAAGCCGCATTATCTGCAACACTCAAATAATCCCCATCACCATCAAAGTACCCTGACCCACCAATCACGCTTGTGGAGTAGGCGGTAGAAACACCAAATGGGTTGAAGCGTTGGACGCTTGTGTCGCCATTTCTTGTGATGGTGAAATTGTTTGTGCTATTGTCGATAAATCTATTGCTTTGGCAAGTTAGCAAAGATGTATTTGTAATTGCTGTTAATGGTGTAGTGCTTGGAGTAAATGCAGTTGTGTAAACTGCTGTGCCTTTTACAAGCCTAAAATTAGAAATATTACCTAACCAACTTTGAGAAGCTGTATCTTTTCTTTGTCCAATAATTACTGCTGTAGTAGCATAAGTAGTTGAATCAGACCAAGTTCCTACAGATGTGCCATTTAAATACATTGTTGTAGTTGTGCTATTTCTAACAACTGCAACATGATTCCAACTTCCAATACTGATTGCAGTAGAGGCTGTAATCCTAACACTTCCATTAACCCAATATGTTAAATAACTAGATGAATCAACATATAAAGTTGGAACAAACTCACTAGCTGTGCTTGTGCTTCTACAATCTAACAAATAAGGAGTAGATGAAATATTACCTTGGCAGTTAAACCACATTTCAATTGTAAAATTACCTGACCCATAACCAAAAGCAGCATTAGAAGCAAGACTTAAATAATCCCCATTACCATCAAAATAGTTACTCCAATTAGACCCATAAGGCGAGAAAGAACCTTGGGTTGTGTTGCCGTTTCGAGTAATGGTGAAGTTGTTTGTACTACTGTCTAAGAATGTATTATTCTGTGCGCCATTAGTCCCATCGCCATGCAAAAGCATGGTGACGTAGTTGAACTGTGCGTCAAGAGACGAAAGACTACCACCCTTGTTCAGTTTATTCGCCAAAAACATTAGGCGCTCCCTGCCCAATTACCATAAACTGTGCCGCCAACTTGCCACATAACCACCACATTTGTTGATGATGCCTCAAGAGTTGGTGCAGTGCCAGAGCCAGACGTGTTAATCCAAGTCATTGTTGGCCAAGTCACAGTGTATGTGGCTGGGTTTAGCATCAAGACAACAGACTGGCCATCAGCCAAAGACTCGGTAAATGTTGTGTTAGCACCGAGTGTCTTAGTTTGGATTGTGCCGTTAGCAGGGTCAATGGCTGTCCCTGACAAGGCATAGACAGTCTCGGTGTAACCCGTAAACGTCTTGTTGGTCAGGGTTTGCGTGTCAGTCGTTCCAACAATTGCACCGCTAGGTGCTGTAAGGGATGTGCCCCAAGCAGAGCCAGTAGAGACTGAAATGCCAGCACCAGGGTAGACCGCCACGCCAGAATTGTTGATCGTGATGGCTGCCGAGCCGTTATACGTTGTGCCAGAACTGAACGAAATGCCAGTGCCAGCAGTTAAGGCATTGGCAACAGAGCCAGCCGAGCCAGTGGTGTTTTGGTTTAGTGTTGGGACATCGCCAGCTTGGATTGCGCCAAGTGCTGCGTTTGTGCCATCAGATCGTAGATATTGGCCAGAAGTTTGTGTGCCTGTCAGGGCAGTAATGGCCGCTGCCGCTGTGGTCTGGCCTGTGCCGCCATTGGCAATAGCAACAGTACCCGTCACGTTAGATGCAGTGCCAGTGGTGTTCTGGTTAGCCAGTGCTAAAGTTACCAGACTGAGGCGTGCCTAAAATTGGCGTTGTCAAAGTTGGTGAAGTTAGCGTTTTATTGGTCAGCGTGTCTGTCGTATCACGGCCAACAAGGGTAGTTGTTGCGTCAGGCAATGTGACCACACGACCTGCGGTAGAAACTGCATCAAGCAAAGTGATTGCACTTGCTGCTGAACTTGAACTTCTAAAGCGAATGCCTTTATTAAAGTCTGTACCATCACTAATAGTGACAAGTCCTGTACCTTTAGGTTGAATGTGCAAACCAATACTAGCACTTGCACCTTCAGCGTATAAATGAAGAGGAACAGCTACACCAATACCATTTTTAACAGTTAAATAATCAACCGCAGAAGTTGTGGGTGACAAGCCCAAAATCTGGGCGCCGTTGGTGTCGTTGATCTGGTTAGCGCTTGGGCTTGTGAGCGCAGCGGCAGTGGCCAAAGCCACCACAGTGCCAGTGCCTGACGTTGTGTAAGACGTGCCCCAAGCCGTGCCGGTTGAGTTGGGGATGCCCGCGCCAGGATAAACCATGCTGCCGCCAGAGCCGTTTGCGGCTGCGGTAATTCGGCCTTGGGCATCAACTGTGATGTTGGCAGAAGTGTAAGCGCCTGCTGTAACAGCTGTGTTGGCCAAAGAAATAGTGCCCGATGCTGTAATGGGGCCGCCAGTCAAGCCTGTGCCTGTAGCCACGTTTGTAACCGTACCGACACCGCCTGCGGCAATCCACTCAGCATCAGTTGCGCCAGTGTTAACCGCCAAAACTTTGCCTGCGTTGCCGGTGTAGGACGGCAAGATGTTGCCACGCGCTTGAGACGCAGAAGCTGCGCCCGTGCCGCCATAAGACAAACCAACTTCAGTGCCTTTCCAGACACCAACAGTTACTTCACCAGAGTCGTTGATCACAACACCAGAGTTTTGAATAATCTTGCCAGTTGTGCTGTCAAACCTAGCAACAGCGTTGTCGGTGCTAGATGCAGGGCCAGTTACATCACCAGTACCACCAGCAACTGAGTTGATGGTCTGATTTGGCCATGCACCACTGATCGTGACATTTGTGCCTGCAACCAGTGCGGGCGTGTTTGTTCCTGTGCCGCCATTGACCACTGGCAAAATACCAGAAGCCTGCGCCATTGGCACATTGGTGGCGTTGGTCAGATTGACCGCCGTGGGTGTACCCAAATTGGCAGAAGTCAGCAAGTTGCTGACCGTGATCTTTTTGGTTGTGCTGCTTTGGACTAAGGGAATTTCTTCAGTCCCTGCCAGCGGCGTGGAGGCGGCTGGCAGTTGAGATATTTTTACGTCTGCCAAGATATGCCCCTTATTCGTAAGAGATTGTGGCTGAAACTGTGCCGCTGATCACAACGTAAATACCTTTGTTCACATACAAACCTTGAAAAAAGTTGTGCATGGTGTTTCCGGTAGGCGTAAACGTCGCCAAAACTACGGGGTCAGATGTGCTAGAAGTAGATGAATCATAGACCGTGATAGTAGGCGTGCTAGAAGCGCTGCTTACAAAAATACCGTTAAGTTTGCCAGCGTCACGTTTAATTTGTGCGGTGGCTGTGATGGCGGTGTAATTAGACATGGTGGCTCCTTATGCCAAGAAACGAAGTTTGTATAAAGTTCGGAGATAAACCTCAATGATATTATCAATCAATTGTTGTAAGGTTGTATCACTTTTATCGCACACTTCATACCGTGCAGCCTCAACTTGGGCAAGTGAATCTTCCAAAAACTCAACAATATTGGTTGTTTTTTTAGGTGAATTTAACGTGATTGGCCCAATAAGACCATGCCGGCCTTGATAGGTTTCAGCAAAGTCATCAGCCACACCAATAATGCGTTCGTAAAAAATGTTAAGGGCTTGATGTTTAGAGTAACTGCGGGTGTTTAAGTGAACACTGTGCGCAACGTCTCTGGCCAAAAACAATAAACCTAAAAAATCAGCGGCTTTCATTGTGGCATTCCCATCTGTTGTTCGGGGGGCATCATTGGTTGCTCTGGCATTTCTTCAGCTTCACGCACAGATGGCATCATCATAACTTGTGACTCCATGGCCGCAGCCACTACACCCATGGCGATGTCTTGGATTTGTTCTTCAGTCATGCCGGCCTGCACCGCGCTGATTCGCTTGGTTTCTGCGTCATAAGCCTTGATCTGAGCCTCAAACTCTTTGCGCTCCATGTCTTGCATTTCAATGGACTTGCCAACATTCTGGATCATCTGGTGCATCTGCTCCATCTCCTGACCCATGGCTTGAATCTGCATCTGAGCAGCTTGTAAAGCAGGGCTTTCGTCACTGTCTTCTAAAAACTTGGGATCAATGGTTTTTTGGAATCGCTTGGCCATCTCTTGTGCGCCAGGCCAGTCCATGTTCTTCACAAACAAATCACCCGCCACAGACCATAGTTGTGGGTTGCCTTGCAACAGTTGAGCCATGGCTTCCAAGGCTTCCTGACGTTTGGTTGCGTAGCCTGGGCCAGTTGTGGCCACCACGTCGTACTTTCCGACGCCAGGGTTGTAGATTTTCTCAATCACAATCCCTTGTTCATCAACAATCTTCTTGACTGGTTCAGTTTGTTCAGGATTGATCTTGACCATCTTGGTTTCGCCGTCTTCACCAATGATGCGGGCAATGCGCTGGGTGTCGTAAATCTTAGGAATTAGGTCAACAAGCTGACGCGCAACATGGCGCACCGCACGGGTTAGGTTGTCGCCATAGTGGTATGTGCCAACATCACCCTCGCGCTGGCGTGCCAAAATCGCTTTACCGCTGCGCTCGTTCGATCCCATGCCCAAAGAAGCGTTGTACTGGCCAGTCGTTGACTTAATGTCTTCAGAGGCGCCAGCTTTGGCCTGTAATAGACCACTTGAGGCCATTGGTGGCTGCGC